CACGTCTGGATACGGCAGACTGAGAACACCAAGTTCTTCCGATACTACTATGATACCTATCAGGAGCTTGATCGCACTTACAGAGTGAAGGCCAGAGCAGCAATAGAAACCACCTACGGACAGGGACGCATCTTGGCTGACTTTGACAGATGGGCACAGGATAACCATCTGCCACCCATATCCCATCGTATCAAGCGCATAGATAACAAAGACAACAAGAACCTCCGCATCGAGAGAACCGAGACCATTATCGAGACAGCCAAGGTGCTTTTCCCGGAGGGTCAAGATACTCCCACCCTGATATCCCAGTTCCTCACCTATCCTGACGGCTATATCGATGGCTGTGATGCTCTGGCCGGATGTCTGGAACGTTTCTCCGAATATGATATCGGCAGAAATCGGGTCAGGGTCAAGAGGTTCATATTCAAATGACCTACTATGACCAGCTTATGCTCGAATACTACCGGGTACTGAATAATGCCTGGAAGTCAGAGATCAGGGATGCTGCCAGGTTAGCCATCCAGATGCTGAGTGACATGCACAGATCAGAAAAGCTGAACAAGACCCAGATAGATAAGATGATGGACATCATCAACACCCAACTTGGAGATGACTTCGCAGCACTGGTCAATGAGCCGACCAAAGCCTACATAGACCGCTGTGTCAGGTTGGGGCTAAGAGATACTCAGGTCCAGGCACCTACCCGGATATCCATTGGGCTATGGGGCATTGAAGATCAGCATCTGTCTTCCACCATTCAAAAGCAACAGATCTTCTGGCTGGGTAACCATTTTGAGGCTGATATCCGCCAAAACTTCACTAATGTGCTCACTCAAGCCATAGAACAAGGTTATACTAAAGAAATGCTTACCGAGACACTGAAACAGCAGTTTTCCGATATAGCCGACAAGTCCCAGTCATACTGGCAAGGGCTAGCTGAGCATACAGCTCTCCGCATACGTGAGTTCGGAAGATTGCAGGGATATAAGAAAGCCCAAGCCAAATACTACAAGCTAGTGGTTATCCTGGATGACCGCACCAGCGATATCTGCCGGGCTCTGGCTGCCCAGGATAAGGTCTATCCCTTAAACGATGCAATAGAAGTTATGGATAACCTGATGGAGTTGGACACTAAATCCAACAGCCTGGATGATGCCAGAGAATACATCAAAGCCTTAGCCCCATGGGTAAAGAATGATCAGATCGTCTACAACAGCCAGGATGAGCCGATCGGTGTTTCAGGAGCGCATACTCCCTTCCCGCCATTTCATTGGAAGTGTAGGACAACGACTGAATTCTACTACTAATCTATACTTGTCTTTGTTGCTTGATTTGCATTAGCATTTGTTCTTTGATCGTTATCTCAAAAGCTTCGGCTATTTTTTGCTGACTTTTATAGTCGACTTGATGCATATATAAGAATCTATAGACTAAGTGCCTAAGAACGTTGTACACGTATAAATTATCCTTGTGCTCCTTTTTTATACTGATTAATTCATCTACATTCAAACAGTGTTTGTATTCCATACAAACCATAACATCTATTAACTTGTAAGAAGGACATGGATTTTCTTTTGATATCTCATCTAACTGCGGCAATAAATCATAAGAACCTAACGATATCGCAGTTTTATATAACAAAGAGTTTATTGACGCAAATGACATTCCTAACAGAAATCGTTTGACCTGTGCTTCAATTTCTACATCATCAATCAAGATGACTTTAGGATCTCCATTCTTTTTTGCATCATTATTGCGAGCATCAATTTCTTCTTTGATTCTGTCCCTAATGTAGGTGATTGCGGTGTTCATAAGCTCTTTTTGATTGTGTATAAGAAAGCTAATCAATCGAAGACACGAGTTAATTGATTCAATTAGAAAGTCCTTTATCTTCCCTCTTTTTAGAGAACCAGATCTATTCTTTAGTATCTGACCAATTATCTCTAAGTATCTAATAAGCTTCTGAGCATCGTTTAAAACTGAGTAGTCAACATCTTGTTCTTCAGCTTCTGTCTGGTCTATATCTTTTTCATCGTCAATCATACCATTAGTCATTTCGTCTTTTTGCTTAAGAACCTTTTCTCGGTTTTCAAGAATATCCTGTTTCTGCTCGATTATTAAATCTCGTATATCACTAAAGAGCTCGCTTAGGAAATCTGTATTTTCTTTACATAATGATTCAGGAGGATATTTGTCGAATAAACAAGTAACATTAAGCTGTAGTTCATCCCAAAACGAATCATCTTCTAAGAAATGCGTCAAAAAGATCACAATATTGGCGTTTCGGAATACGTGTATTTTCTGGCATACATCAGAAATCTGAGACTTAATAATATCTTGCTGATAGTTTCTTGCTAAATACCTGGCAATGCAAAAATGAAGCACATAAGGATGGTTAAAACGAATCAAATCATCGTGAGTTCTGTGTAAGAGCTTTGCTTTCAGTAGATTGTTGAGCATCAGTGTCATCTCATCAGGGACGTTATATTCCTGTGAATAGGTATTATAAAACTGTCTGAGTTGATCGTCTGTTATTGATGATCTCCGGTTTACAAAGAAGTCATATGACAAACAGGACAAAAAGTTTAAGTAAGCTTCTGATTTAGTTGGTCCTATGTATCTATGTATTGAAAACACTATCAAAGCTAAGTAACAGTCTCCATATGCAGTAAACTTATAATCACTTGGTGATGAAGTAGTTATTCCCTGTAGTATCATTAAAAGAAAGAATGGGTATGATGGAATTTTAGTTAATGTTATATCCTGGATTTTTTTGTATAAGCTATCTACTTGTCTGATAAGTAACTCATCTTCAATTGGTTCTTCAGTGCTTAATAAGACCCATTTTTTAATTAGCTCATCTTTTTTTACATGCCCAAATGGTAGTATTTCAAAAAGATCAGACTCATTCCAATAGAACTCACTTTTCTGCGAAGTTGAGCTATAGAGTTCTGTATCCCTTATTGATGAATGAATAATAGAGAATATATCTTTCAACCTATTAAAGACTTTGATTTTCGATACAGTACTGATTGTTGAATGATCAAGGTCATCAATAAAAATCACTCGTTTGCTTTTATCTAATTGCATGTAGGAATCCCAATTCAAATCAGAATACTGCTTTCCCAGGGCGACTCGTATATGCTTATCGATATTGGTATTTTCTATATCAACTCCTCGAATTAGAACAGGATACACAGATTTACAATAATAATCTCTTATGAGTTTTTTGAAAACCGTTGTTTTCCCAGATTGATCTCTTCCAATATAAAATACTCTGTTTTCGGTTAGTGAATCAATAGCACTGCTCAATGAGATAAATACCGGGTTTAAATTCGCTGAATTAATAACTTTCAAATCCGGCTCAATGAATATATCGTTTAAACTGAGATCGTCTCTCCCAGGATGAGATAATTGTATTCCTACATCATCGAGATATGACTCAAAACTTGTTGTAAAATTGAATTGAGATCTAAGTCGAATTGGTAAGGATACTTTTTTGAATTCTTTGTATACCCCATCTTGAAGCTTCAATATAGACAATTCCATCTTCATAGTCTTAGTATCAAGAATTAGGATATTACAACCTGATTCTAGACAATTTCCCTTGGGTGAACTTAGAAGAAGTGTATTCTTATCAGTGTCAAAGTTATAATTATCAGATGCGCTTTGTAAATGCTCGTGACCTGTTAACAGAACATTAAAGTTGTTACTTATGAAAAACCTACTTTCATTAATTTTGACATCACTTGCATCAAGCCAGTTTAGGGGATGGTGTAACAAGGCAACAACAATCCTCCTATCAGGTATTGATATCTCATTTATCATATCTTTAAGGGGTAGTTGAATTGATGCTGGTTTCTCCTCTTTTTGAGACAGCCATGCAGTATTAATACACACAAAGTATAAGTTTATGTCATCAAGACTATAAGTTCCTGCATAGACTAATTGATTGTGGTAATCAACATCAATAAAACCATATTTAGAAGCGAACTCAAAGAAGTTCTTTTGTACCGAACAACATGTAGTGACTTCATCAATATCAAAAGTTTTCCTTTCTCTAATCTTCTCTATAACGGCGTTTCTTGTTGATTGTAAACTAGATAAGTCACAGTCATGATTTCCTGGTGTAAACAGGAAATGGATATCTACATTAGGTATATCCTTATTAATCTCGTGTCTTATTGAGGTAATAACGTCTTCGATTCGCATAAACTGTGTTTGAGCGCCAGTTTCTGTAAGATCTCCTGATATAGCAAAAATGACAGTTTCACATCCTGATATTATATCTTTTATACGGTTAAGAAAATTTGAAAAAAAAACTGAACTTGTCAACTCTGTATCATCTGCAATATGCAGATCACTGATATGTACTAATGCACATTTCATGAACTCACCTCATTTATATACTAGATTGATGGTTGCGGGGTTGTGCTGAATAATTGGTAATGTCATAAGCACAACAGGTGTTATCAAATATATGTAGCTGGTTATGCTTGTAATTGTATTCATTGATCGGTCTATCTGACATTATCCTGACTTAGAAACTGAAATATCCCAGAATCTATTGAAAAATGCCTTAAGTTTTGCCAGAACGGATTCTCTTTTAATTGTGCGCTCACCTGATTTTGAAAATCTGGAAACAGGTGGCAAGACCTTGCTTAAGGCTGTTCCTGTCTCCTGTATAAAACCGTCTCTGAAGGCATTTGCTATGAATTTATGCGCTTCTTCCTCGTTTAGGTTTTCTTCCTCGATTATGCTTTTCAATTCCTCTTTTTTTCTTTCCTCAACAAAAACACGCCAGTCACTGTCAACATCTGATGAAGGAGTCAGGCTGGCTATAAAATTCTCAATCAGGTCCTTTTTATTACGCAGTTCCATACTGGAATCTATTGCTTTGCTTATGCTAACGATGATCTCTTTGTCTTTCTGATGTCCCGCGTGATACTTCTTGATAAGCTCCAATATATAGTCTATGTTGATCTCTACTTGCTTGATCAACTCCATTTCAAATACGATATCGTCATTAACATTTTCCGCATCACCTTTCTCTTTATTGCGGAATTCGTTATAGAGGTCGATATACATACTGTGATAGTCCTGAATGTCTCTATCGGTAAGGATTTCCTTTCCGATGAATTCATCAAAAGTGGAAAGTATGTTGCGGACTTTTAGAATATTCCCATATAGCTTAATAAAGTCTTTTTGGTTCTGTTCGCCAATAATCCTTTCTCCTACAGGATACTTTTCCAGAAGTTCAGCTACCAGTTCCACATAACCCGGATATTTTTTATCCCCTATTATGTATCCATTATAATACTCGTCAAAGGTCTTAAGCAGGACTATTCCTCCGGCGTCCTTATCCCCGAACAAAGCAATACTCTCATTGGTGGCTTTTTCGAGGTTTCTGAAACATACTATGTTGCCGAAGGTCTTGATGGTGTTAAGGATGCGGTTGGTTCTGGAAAACGCCTGCAATAGTCCGTGCAGGCGCAGGTTTTTATCCACCCACAGGGTATTCAAAGTAGTGGCATCAAAGCCTGTAAGGAACATATTCACGACTATCAGCAGGTCAATTTCCCTGTCTTTAACTCTTTGGGATACGTCCTTGTAGTAGTTCTGGAACTTATCGCTGGTCGTATCGTAGTTAGTGTTAAAGTACTTGTTATAGTCCTTGATGGCTGCATCCAGAAAGTCCCTTGAGCTCTTGTCCAGTTTGCTGGTGTCTTCCAGGTTCTCGTCTTCTATCAGCCCGTCCAGTTCCTCATCATCTTCATTTACTGTAAAACTATAGATTATAGCTACCTTAAGCTGCTTATCCCCGGGAAGTTCTGCCATCTGTTTCTGAAACTCGGAATAGTATTTTTTGGCGACTTCGATGGAAGCTGTGGCAAAAATGGAATTGAATCCTGCCAATCTTCTTTCTTTCAACTGATAGAAACTGTTGCGCTTGGTCTTTTGGTCAAAGTGGTCTAGTATATATTTCACAATATTTGAGATGCGCTGGGGAGCAGCCAGAGCCCTTTCCCTGTCTATATCCCAAACCTTTGCATCAGCTATGTCTTCCTGTTCTTTCATGGTGCTGATATAGTCTATCCTGAAGGGCAGAACGTTCTTATCCATGATTGCGTTTACGATTGTATAAGTGTGCAGCTTGGTTCCAAATGCCTGTTCCGTTGTCCTGAAATCAATCTTGCCGAAGTTGCTGGCATTCACTGCAAAGATGGGTGTCCCCGTAAAGCCGAACAGATGGTATTTCTTAAAGCTCTTGGTAATAGCTTTGTGCATATCGCCAAACTGGGAGCGATGGCATTCGTCAAAGATGATTATTACATGCTGTAAGTAGGCAGGATGCTGTTTTTCTTTTTTAATCAGGATAGACAGCTTTTGGATAGTGGTAATGATTATCTTAGCTTTCGGACTTTCCAGTTGTTTCTTCAGGATTGCAGTACTGGAATTGCTGTTTGCCGCTCCCTTTTCAAATTTATCATATTCCTTCATGGTCTGGTAGTCAAGGTCTTTCCTGTCCACCACAAACAGCACTTTGTCTATATAGGGCAGGCTGCTTGCCAACTGAGCTGTTTTAAAGGAAGTAAGGGTTTTACCGCTCCCTGTCGTATGCCAGATATAACCTCCGCCCTCTACACTTCCATATTTCTTGTAATTGGTGGAAATCTCTATGTGCCGGAGGATTTTCTCTGTAGCAGCGATCTGGTAGGGTCGCATGACCAGCAGCATTTTCTCGGAGGTGAAGACGCAGTACTTGGTCAGCAGGTTCAGGATGGTGTGTTTGGCAAAGAAGGTCTTGCCAAAGTCCATCAGGTCTGTGATGGGTTTGTTGTTGGCATCGGTCCACCAGGATGTGAATTCAAAGCTGTTGCTGGTGCGCTTGCCCTTTTTTATCCTACCGTCAGTCTGTTCCTTGATATGGGTAAAGCGGGTGGTGTTGCTGTAGTATTTGGTATGAGTGCCGTTGGAGATTACAAAGATTTGGATGTATTCATACAGACCGCTTCCCGCCCAAAAGGATTCACGGCTGTAGCGGTTGATCTGATTGAACGCCTCTTTAATGTCCACTCCGCGTTTCTTTAGCTCCAGATGCACCAGGGGCAATCCGTTTACCAGAATCGTTACATCATAGCGGTTGGCACGCTGACCGTCTTCCACACAGTATTGATTGATTACCTGCAAACGGTTGTTGTGTATATTGGCTTTATCCAACAGGTAGATGTTTTTCGTAACTCCGTTATCACAGGTAAGCAGTTGGATATGGTCTTCCTGGATAATGGCTGTCTTTTCCTCTATGCCGTTATTCTGATTAGCAAGCTTGCCTTTGAATAACTGCTCCCATTCTTTATCAGAAAAGCTGTAATTGTTCAGCAGTTCCAGTTGCTTGCGCAGATTGGCAATCAGGTCTTTTTCTGATGTAATGGGCAGGTAATCATAAGCCTGGGTCTGGAGTAGTTCGATAAATGCCTTTTCCAAATCCGCTTCGGATTGGTATCCCGTTTCCCGCTTTATCTGCGAATTGTATTCTGCTACAACAGTACTTTCCTGGCTTTGGGCTACAATGTCATACTTCATCTATGCCTCTTGGACTTCGGCTATGTTTTTAAATGTAAGTAGCTTATTCCTGTAATATTCATATTGCTGGTGTCTGGCTTTAATCTCGGCAGGTAGACCAATGGATAAGTCATTGACCAGCGCATCGAATTTGTCTAAAATGTCAACAATGCGTTCTTGTTCTTCAAGGGGAGGTGTAGGGATTCTTATCTTTCTTACAACATTGCTCATTAGTTTTGGATTACCCATCCCTGAACTAACATATTCTTTCATCGTAATACATAAAACATAGAAAACAAATCTAACATTTACCTCATTAGTTATCTTTTTCAATAATCCACAAACATTCGTTATACTAAACTGACAGTTTCTGTAAAAGACTGTTCCTGCGTTTGCTCCATCTGTAGTCCAAGTCAGATACTCTCCTTCATAATCATACGTATCAATCCGCCCTATTTCTCCGTAGTTTTCTGTTTGAGAAGAATAGACAGGATACGGACCAGGGAACCTACGTAAATAGTCTTTAGATATCACCCTTCCACGCGATATAAAAAAAAGATTATCCAATGTATTCCATTTAGTCTCTTTCCCATTCATATACCATTTGCCGTTAATTTTAATGGGAGTAAGAAGCTTGTTTCTATAATATTCATATTGTTTTTTTCGCTCTTCCAGCTCCGCTTCCAGCTCCGCTTCCAGCGTCGTGAATTTATCCAGTATATTTACAATCTCCTGCTGTATCGGTAGAGGAGGGATAGGGATTTGTATTTTATCAACATCAGATTTGTTTATTGCAGGAATACTGCCTCGTGCGACTAAAGTATCCATGATAGATTGTTCTTTGTTCTTAAGATAGTAGTAAATAAACTTCGTAAGTATTAAATCTTCTTTTATTGATCTGAACGGATAGCATAAACCACCAGCCCAGAATCTTGTGGATATATAGCTTACGAATCCAGCGTATTCTCCCCTTGCAGCAATTATGAATGCATTAGCCTCATTGTTATATGAATTATAAAAGCCATACCACTCTCGTCCTGAGTTTATAACCGGATAAGCTCCGTCACAAATAAGCTCTCCCTGCTTTAGAGTTCCTTTCTTTAGCGAAGCACAGATTTCTCCTAATTGTTTCCATTTAATTCCATCAGGACAAAGCTCTTGAATCAATTCATCTATCTTACTCATGCATGCCCCAGTTGGTCTTCATTCAGATTCTTCCAAGTCGGCTACTATCTCATCAATGGCAGTGCGCAGATGATTTTGTTTAATCACGATTTCTGCAATGCGGGCATTGAGCTCTTCAATATCAATTACTTCGCTGGTGTCTTCTCTGATTACATAGGAGCTTACGGCAATGTTGTAATCATTGGTCGCAATCTCGCTATTAGGCACCAGTTTACTAAAGTAGTCTTCATCTTTGCGCTCCACAAACGCATTTAAGATGCGTTTTCGGTTCTGCTCCGACAGCTTGTTTTTATTGCCTCCCCGCACAAATTCGGCAGAAGCATCGATAAAGAGGGTGGCATTGTCCTTCTTACTCTTTTTCAGCACTATGATACAGGTGGCGATGGTGGTGCCAAAAAACAAATCCGGAGGAAGCTGTATCACTGTATCTATATAGTTGTTTTCTATCAGGTATTTGCGTATCTTCTGCTCCGCTCCGCCCCGATATAAAACTCCGGGGAATTCTACTATACAAGCCGTTCCGGAAGTGGATAGCCAGGACAGCATATGCATAGTAAAAGCCAGGTCGGCTTTGCTCTTGGGAGCCAAAACCCCGGCGGGTGAAAAGCGCGGGTCGTTTATCAGCAAGGGGTTGGAATCACCGTCCCAATGGATGGAGTAGGGAGGATTGGAGACAATGGCATCAAAAGGTTCGTCATCCCAGTGCTTGGGGTCGGTCAATGTATCTCCGTGCGCAATATCGAACTGCTCAAAGTTAACGTCATGCAGGAACATGTTTATTCGGCACAGGTTATAAGTGGAGAGATTGATTTCCTGTCCAAAGAAACCCTGTCTGACGTTTTCCTTGCCCAGTACTTTGGCAAACTTGAGCAGGAGCGAACCAGAGCCGCAGGCGGGGTCATAGACTTTATTAACTTCCTTTTTACCATAAACAGCCATTTCAGCCAGCAGTTCAGACACTTCCTGGGGTGTAAAGAATTCACCTCCCGATTTTCCCGCATTGCTGGCATACATGGTCATCAGAAATTCGTAGGCATCGCCAAAAGTGTCTATTGTGTTTTCCTGATAATTTCCAAGTTTTAGATCACCAATCGCGTCCAGTATCTTTACCAGCTTCTCGTTTCTTTTGATAACTGTAGGTCCCAGTTTGTTGCTGTTTACATCCACATCATCAAACAGCCCTTGCAAATCACTCTCGCTGTCAAAACCTTTGGCGGAGTTTTCAATATTGTTGAAAACAGTGCTCAATGTTTCGTTCAGGTTGGGATCATTTTTAGCTCGCTTGCGGACATTGCAAAACAACTCGGAAGGCAAAATGTAATAGCCTTTTTCTTTGATGGTGTCTTCTCTGCCCAGTTCGGCTTCGCTGTCCGTCAGGTCCTCATAGCGAAAATTGCTGTTGCCTGTCCGCTGTTCTTCTTTGTTGATATATGTCGCCAGGTTTTCTGAGATAAACCTGTAAAACAAGATTCCCAACACATAAGCTTTGAAATCCCAACCGTCAACGCTACCTCTAAGATCATTGGCTATCTGCCATATTGTACGGTGTAACTCATCTCTTTCTTGTTCTTTAGTCATATATGCCTTCTTTTTATAATCCTAAGGTGTATAGTTTCATGCTCAATCGCAAGACCTCCCACCTTGTTCAATGATAGACTTTGTATAATTACCCCATTTGAAGATCAGTTATCCAAGGATTGTCGGTATGTTTTCAAGGGTTGGTTCTTATCATCAAGCCATTCCTCCCATCCATTGCTGCTCCTCCCCAAGACAAATACTGATGCTCCTGATGGTGTGTCAAAGACACAGTCTTTTGTTAGTATGCACTTACCAGTTTTCTTGTCATGTCTCACAACACCACTGGCAATCAACTGTTCTCTTCCGTCTAACATGATATCTTCGTTTGCTTCTGTTTTAGTCAACCTGACTTCAGATCCTTTTGTTACTATATACTTTTTCTGATTGTAGTCGTAGAAACAGTAAGCTTGTATGTCTTTAGTTTTAAGATGAAATAACAATTCAGATAAAGGAGGAGTACCATCTAAATCTAGTTTTCCTTTATCAACCATTTCCTTCAATACTTTGGAGAATTCAAGCTGGGATAATCTTTCTTGTCTGTGTCCGGATTTGATAATTGTAAAAACGTCTTGAGATCTCATGGAAACATTATGACCAGTAAGTTTGGCTTCAGGTAACGCCTCGTTAATGTAATTCTCAACAACGAATACCCTATGCATGATTCTACCAGTTTTATCAAGTTGTTTGGTAGTCTTTTCTGGGTTCAATAGCTTTTGAAAAACATCACAAATATCATCAATACTATCTTCGCTGAGGTTTACCTTACTTATCAAACATGATTCAAAACTTGTATTAATTTTTTTCAAGCTATTCAAGTAGAACTCCCAAGTACAACCGTCTGTTAAGATGCTAATGGAATCAAATTTTGAACTATAAAGTTCTAGTTGGTTTCTGCCATTAGTTGCTTGCTGTGCGTTCATACCAACACCCTTTACTTCTATCAATATATGGGGTTCCATGCCTTTTCTGCTTTTTTTACATAATGCTATATCGACTTTATAGGTGCGGGTAGTTCCATGACGATTATCGCTATTGTCGGGTACTATTATTGTGTATTCAGTATTGAATATTTCCGGATTCCAAACATCCCATCCTAACTCGTGGAGTATTCGACCCACTAATGAAAAACGCACGTGTTGCTCATTGGCATATAATCTTTTACTCAGCCAGTATTTAATATCTTTACAGGCTTCGAATAGACTCATGATATTAAAACCTCTTCATAGTTTTCACAATATTTTCATATATTTCTGACAGCTAAATTTGTCAATCCAAAATTCTTTCTCATCCTTGAACATCCTGATTTGTCAGCAGATAGGGTAGTGCTTTCCTGGCTCCGGATCTATGATCACATCTGGAACAAGGAGATA